TTCGACGTGCCGGCGCGCTTCGACATGGACCACATGCCGGCCAGCACCGTGGCGCGTACACCTGGCGGCCTGCTGGTGCAGGTGCAGGGCATCGCCATCGTCGAGGTGCCGCTGTGATCACGCTGCCCGCCGCCTACCAGAGCCACCTGGCCGGCGAGAGCACGACGCTCGGCTACCTGCTCAAGATCACGCGCACCGACGGCTACGTGATCGGGCTGACCTCGGCCAGCGAGAGCGTGACTATCGGCGGCGTGCTGTACGACGCGACCGAGGGCCTGACGATCAGCAGCCTGGCCAGCAGCGCCGGATTGGGCGTCGACAACATCGAGCTGACGAGCATCGACGACGGCACGGTCTTCCCGCGCGCCAGCGTGCTTGGCGGCCTGTGGCAGAACGCCGCCTTCGTGCTGAGCCGCTACAACTGGGCCAGCCCGAGCGACGGCCTGGAACCGCTGATGGCCGGCACCTTCGGCCAGGTCGGTCTGCGCGAGGGCGCCGTGGTGGCCGAGCTGCGCGGCCTGCAGCAGTACCTGCAGCAGACAGTGGGCAACGTCACGACGCGCACCTGCCGCGCGCGCTTCGCCGACTACCCCACGCCGAACGCCAACAACCGCTGCAGGCTGACGGCTGCGACCTACATCCGCACCGGTGCCGTCTCCGCGGTGGCCAGCAAGCAGGTGTTCACCGCGGCCGCGCTCTGGACGGCCGTGCCGACGGACGACTACTACGGCGAGGGCTTCCTCACCTGGACGAGCGGCGCCAACGTGGGCATGTCGGTCAAGGTCAAGACCTACGTCACCGCCGGCGTCATCACGCTGGCGCGGCAGACGATCGACGCCATCGTCATCGGTGACACCTTCAGCATCATCGCGGGCTGCCGCAAGCGCCTGGCCGAGGACTGCAAAGCGAAGTTCTCGAACGTCCTGAACTTCCAGGGCGAGCCGCATCTGCCGGGCATCGACGAGCTGACTGCGAACCCGGGCGGCAGCGTATGACGACGCGCGCCGACGTGGTGGCCACAGCGCGGCAGCATCTGGGCACGCCGTGGGTGCACCAGGGCCGCACGCCGGGCTTGGCCATCGACTGCGCCGGCCTGGTCATCCTGGTCGCGCGCCAGCTGCAGCTGGTGGCCGATGACTTCGACGTGAACGGCTACAGCCGCTGGCCCGACGGCAGCATGCTTGATTGGTGCGGCCAGTTCATGCAGCCGCTGGCCGAGATCGAGCTCGGCGCGGTGCTGGTGCTGGCGACCGAGCACTTCCCGCAGCACCTGGGCATCGTTGGCGACTACACGCACGGCGGCTGGAGCCTCATCCATGCCACCAACGGCGCCAGCCCGGCGCGCTGCGTCGAGACCCGCCTCATGTTCGCCCGCAACATGCAGCTGCGCGGCATCTACCGTCTGCCAGGGGTTGCCTGATGGGTCGCACAGTTCTCGGGGTCGTCGGCGCAGCCGTCGGCGGTGTCTATGGCTACTACACCGGCGACTACAGCGCCGTCGCCTATGGCTGGTCGATCGGCTACGGCCTGGGCGCGGCGACCGAGCCGAAGCCGGGCATCGAGGGGCCGCGGCTCAGCGACCTCCGGTTCACGAGCAGCCAGTACGGCCAGCCGATCCCATGGATCCGCGGCAGCCCGCGCGTGAGCGGGCAGATCGTCTGGAGCAGCGGCAAGCGCGAGATCTCCAGCACCACGACGGCGGGCAAGGGCGGCGGCCAGGACAGCACCTCCTACACCTACGTCATGGACGTGCTGGTGCTGCTGAGCGACTGCGAGGCGGCCTCGGTCACGCGGATCTGGTCGAACGGCAAGCTCGTGTGGACGCGCCTGACCGGCGCCACCGACACGGCGCTCTCGAACAGCGAGGGCTCTGACCTGTGGGGCGGCCTGGTCTTCTATTCGGGCGCGGCGACGCAGCTGCCAGACCCGACCTACGAGGCTGCCGTCGGCGTGGGCAACGCGCCGGCCTACCGCGGCCGCTCCACGCTGATGATCCAGGGCCTGGCGCTGGGCAGCAGCGGGCAGTTGCCGAACCTCACCTTCGAACTGTCGCGGCTGTCCGTGATCGGCATGTCCGGGTCGGGTGCGGGCCCCGTCATCACGCCCATCGCCTCCGGCGCTTTCGTCGGCGCGGCAAGCTCCACCGGCACCGTCTTTCGCGTGCCCATCTCATCCAGCGGCGCCGAGTTCGCGAGCAACTCGACGATCCAGGTCTACGACATCGACGTGATCGCCGGGACGGCGACGGTAGTCGGCAGCTATCTGGCGGCCATGAACCGGTCGCAGGCTCAGGGCAACAGCGACACGCCGGCGCTTTTGGGCGTGACCGGCTCGACGGGCTATCTAAATCGCGGCCTGGCGGGAACCTACACCAGCCTGACGCTCGGCGAATCGATGGCCAGCTCCAGCTCGGCGCGATACGCGATCAGCGGTAGCGACATCCTAGTGACCTACATCGGATCCGGCGCTTCGCAGCGCATCTATCGCCATAGCGTGGCGGGCGGCTCGCCGGTTGCAACGTCGGCAGCAATGGCTTCCTCGGTCTCCAGCCTCGTGATCATGGGCAGCACGGTCTATGCCGTCGGCCGGAATGACCAGGTGTTCGTGCTTGACCTGGCGACACTGACGCTGCAGTCGACCATCTCGGGCCCCAACAACAGCGGCACGCTCAACCAGGTCACGAACCTCAACGGCGAGCTGGGGCTCTGGGAAGAACGATCGGGCGCCTTCTACCTCTACGTGCTGCGCAGCGGTGCCTGGGTGCTGCTGGGCAACGTCAGCAACTCGCTGTTCGGCTTCAACTGCCGCAGCGTGGCGCTGGTCGGCTCCGTGATCATCGGGGCGCAGGGTGTCGTGACGGCAGGGCAGTATTACGCGAGCTGGTACGCGCGCCTGACCATCAACGCCACCACCGAGACGGTGAAGGACGTGGTCGACGCGATGTGCGCGCGCGCCGGCATGCCCGCTGGGACCTATGACACGAGCGCGCTGGCCAGCATCACGAAGCCGGTCCGCAGCCTGGCGCTGCAGACCGGGCCCATGCGCGGCGCACTGGAGCAGCTGAGCACGGCCTTCTTTTTCCAGGCCTGCTTGCGGGACAAGCTCTACTTCCGGCCGCGGGGCGTCGCGCCTGTCGTCAGCATCCCCTGGACCGACCTGGCAGCCCGCGCCGACGAGCCCGATGAGCAGTCGTTCCCCTTGAGCGTCGGCAACGACCTCGAGCTGCCGCCCCAGGTGGCTGTGAGCTACATCAACATCAACGACGACGCGCAGACCGGCACCGAGTACAGCGATCGCATGATCGGCGGCCAGGCGGCCGTGCAGACCGTGAGCCTGGGCATCGGCATGACGCCGGCCGAGGCCAAGGGCATAGCCGATGCGGTGGTGATCGACACCGCCGCGGCCCTGGTGTCTGGCGCCATCGCGCTGCCGATGACCTATGCGCAGCTCGATCCCAGCGACGTCGTGCAGGTGGTGGACCGCGACGGTCGCATCTACCAGATGCGCCTGACCCGCAAGCGAGACGCGCTGGGCGTGCTGGCCTACGAGGTGGTCGGCGACGACTCGACGGCAGTGGTCTCGCAGCAAGCCACCGATGCGACGCAGACGCAGGCCAACGACGTCACCAAGAGCAGCAACACCGTCTTCCTGGCGCTCGACGTGCCCATCCTGCGCGATGACGACAGCAGCGCGGGCTACTACGTGGCGGCCAAGGGCGCGACGACTGTGTGGCCGGGCGGGCAGATCCTGAGCAGCACCAACAACACCGACTTCTCCGCGGTGGCCACCGTCACCGAGAGCGCCATCTTCGGCACATGCACGACGACGTTGGGCGGCTTCACCGGCATCGGCTTCGACGAGGTCAACTCGCTCACGGTCAACGTCGGCGACGGCCAGCTAGCCAGCTCCACCCGGGCCACCATGCTGACCGATCAGACGGTCAACGTGCTGCTGGTCGGCGACGAGGTGATCCGCTTCCGCACCGCCACGCTGGTGACGGCCGGCGTCTACACGCTCAGCGGGCTGCTGCGCGGCCAGCGCGGCACCGAGTGGGCCATGGCCTCGCATGTCGCCACCGAACGCTGCGTGCTCCTGCGCATGCGCGGTCTGCGCCGCGTGGCTCAGCAGGCCTCCGAGACTGGCCAGCTGCGCTATCTGCGCGCCGGCACGCTGGGTGCCAGCGTACTGCCGGCGACGACGAACTTCACCAACAGCAACCGCGGCCTCAAGCCGCTGGCGCCGGTTGACATCCGCGCCGCAACGCAGCCCAGCCAGGATCTGCTGATCACCTGGCGTCGTCGGTCGAGGCTGTCTGCAGCATTCCTGCCCGCGGCTGGCGTGCGGCTGGGCGAGGCGTCCGAGGCCTACGTCGTGCGCATCTACACGCTGGGCCCGGTCACGCTGAAGCGCACGCTGTACGTGGCGAGTGCGCAGGCGAGCTACACCCGCGCACAGCAGGTGGCCGATGGGGTGACAGCCAGCACGCCGCTGCGGATTGACGTCACGCAGACCAGCGCGGCCGTCGGTGAGGGCTACATCGGCACCACCAGCTCGGCGGCAGGCGCTGCAAGCTCGATCCCGCAGGTGTACCAAATAACGCTTGGCGGCACATTCGCCGCCGGCGTGCTGCTGCGCGCAGTGCTGGGAAGCCTGACCATCGACTACACAACCGTTAGCGG